TTAATATTTTTAAATCTTATTATATAAATAATGTATAAAAAAGTGTTTGTGCGTTTGTTGATTACAACGTAAGAAAAAGTAAAATTTTCAACAAGAATAGGGTGAGGTTTAATTGGCAAAATATTTGTATAAGTTAGGACATTGGGCAGTAAATCATAGAAAAAAGGTTGTATTCAGTGTACTCGCAATGCTGATTGCATTTGTGCTTATTGGATTCAACATGGGTTCCTCTTTCAATGATGAGATGAGTATTCCGAATACACCGGCAGATAAAGCGGGAAAAGTAATTGAAAAAGAGTTTAAAGCGATGCAACCCGCAGGTGCACAAGTAAAAGTAGTATTTCAAGCACCCAAAAACGAAACCTTGGAATCAGCGGAAGTACAACAGAAAATTGCAGAAGTTCTAGGTAAGGTTAAAAAAGATTCAGCTGTTGATTCTGTGGCAGCACCGATGCAACTGCAGAACCTTAGTGAAAATAAGAAAATCGGATATGCAGTTGTTACGTACAAAGTGGAAGCGGAAAAGGTCACAGAAGCTTCTAAGGATAAGATTTTAGATAGTATTGAAACAACAAGGGATGCCGGCATTCAAACGGAGCTATCAGGAGGCGATATTAAGTTTTCCGACTCAGAGACTTCAGGTATGACTGAAATTGTTGGAGTACTTGTTGCCTTCGTAGTCCTGACATTTACTTTTGTGTCTTTTCTAGCAGCTGGACTGCCGATTCTCACTGCGATAATCGGATTAGCGATTGGAATGCTAGGAATCATGATTGGAACCAATTATGTGGAAATCCAATCTGTTTCCTTAACATTAGCTGCCATGCTGGGACTCGCAGTAGGCATTGACTATGCGCTTTTCATTATCAATCGCTTTAGACAGCAGCTCGCACAAGGAGATTCTGTTCCAGAATCTGTTGCCATTGCAACGGGAACAGCGGGAAGTGCCGTAATCTTTGCAGGATTAACTGTTATTATTGGTCTTTTGGGACTGTCTGTTACAAAGATTCCATTCCTAATAGCGATGGGCGTATCCGCTGCTTTCACTGTGTTCATAGCTGTGGTGGTTTCCGTCGTCATATTACCGGCCATATTAGGAATTATCGGCCATAAGATTGCCCCAACTAAACAAAATCGATTCTTGGAAAAGATGACTGGGGCAGGTAAGAAACGCACTGGTTCAAATAAATGGGGGGAATTTGTCGTAAGACGTCCTCTGGTTGTTTCGATTTTCGCAATCGGACTACTTGCAGTGATTACGATTCCATTTTTCCATATGAACCTTGGGCTGCTTTCTGATGGAACATCAAAGTCCACAGAAACGACAGAACGAAGAGCATATGATTTATTGACGGAAGCATATGGAGAAGGAATTCATGCCTCTTTAGCGGTAGTGGCAAAAGCTGAGGAAGCAACAGCTGAAACGCAAAATACTATGAACACCGTTGCAAAAGAATTGGGTAACTTATCTGACGTGAAAAGTGTAACACCAGCTATCCCTGGTCCTTCTGGAAAGATTTATATGATTTCCATCACACCAAAAACAGGACCTGACGATACAAAGACGAAGGATTTGGTAAATACGATTCGGGACAGATCAAACCAGACCGAGAAAAAAAATGGAATTGAACTAATGGTAACGGGCACAGCAGCGATGAATATTGATATTGTGCAAAAGCTGAGTGATGCCTTGCCAGTTTTCGCTGCTCTTATTGTGGGACTCGCATATGTACTCTTAGTTCTAGTGTTTAGATCTCTACTCATTCCATTAAAAGCAGTATTAGGGTTTCTACTGTCTCTTGGTGCTACGTTGGGAGCCGTGGTGTTTTTCGTGCAGGATGGGCATTTCCAAAATTTATTTGGTTTCCCAGCTGCCAGTCCAATCTTAGCTTTCTTACCTGTTATTCTGATTGGCATCCTGTTCGGACTTGCCATGGACTATGAGGTGTTCCTAGTGAGCAAGATGCGAGAAGTATATACGCATACAGGCGACCCGAAGAGAGCTATTTTAGAAGGAATGCGAGAGAGCGGTAAAGTCGTAGTCGCAGCAGGATTAATTATGATGTCTGTATTTATTGGATTCATGTTGGCACCTGATAGCATCATTAAATCCATAGGCATGGCTCTTACATTCGGTGTTTTCTTCGACGCATTCATCGTGAGAATGACAATCGTACCTGCGGTCATGACTCTCATGGGTAAGTCAGCATGGTACTTGCCAAAATGGCTGAATAAAATTTTACCTAACATTGATGTTGAAGGAGAAAGTATACATCACATGGAAAACAACAGTGAAAAGATATATAAACAGAACAGTTAAAGTTAATTCATAGTTGTATTCATTTAAAAAAACGCTTCCCTATAAAATAGAAGCGGTTTTTTAGAGAAAGTATAGATCCTCCTTCGAGAATTATGTAAATAAGCTGTCCATATGGGCAGCTTATTTTATTTTTCCGCATAGCGTAGGCTATTTTGAAAAATGCTGGTGGTATCGCTATACAGTTACTCATAAATTTCGTACTGTGTAACTCAAAAGAGAAGGTTAAATGAAATCAATGATACCAAAGGATTCATTGATAGACTCAGTTACACACAATATAAGATATGGGTAAGTGGTAGTATCAAGGAATTGAATGGTGTATATACATAAATATAAAATATAAGGGGGAGGTAATGGTGATTCATGTTAAATGAAGAACTATTAGAAGTAATAATTAGATACAAAAGGAATACTGGAAAAAATCCAGATGTGTTAAAGCTAAATCCAACTTATTTTAGAAATATTTTAGAAGAATTGAATTATCCAAAGTGGATTATTAAAAAGAAAATGACAGAAATGAAAAAGAGTATATTTGGTGTACCAGTGGAATTAACAGATGCAGTGGAAAAATTTGAACTATGAAAAGGTTGGCAGAGTCGTGACCGCTTTTTGGCAGGAAATGTGTCGGTTATTTTGGAATTAACGTGTTATATTTGTATTGTGGGGAGTGGCGGGAAACACAACTCACTATGTTGTTTCTAAAATTCTAAACGGTTCGTAATGATGGCACATAAAATCCGAAGCCAGCAGATGGTAACGATTGAATGATACCGTTATTAAGGAGAGCTTTTGCTCTTCTTCCAGCTACTTAATAATGTTGGTGCAGAGAAACGTAACAACATTAGGTGGTTGGAAGAAGAATAAAACTTCAATTACCGTAGTTAAAGTACAAATTAATACTTAATGAAAAAAAGCATCCGAATGGGTGCTTTTTATTTTGGAGGAGGATGAATGATGGATTTAACATTAGAAGGTTTAGAAAAGTGTTTTAATGAAGCTGTGGATGGAGGGGCGGAGTATGTTGCTGTTGTAATTGAAGTGACCGGATTCCTAAGTGATTATTAATAGTAAGCATAATATCGCTGTAGAATTAGAGTATTATAAGAAAACATATAATGATGATTTAGAACATAGATATGCTTCAGGTATTCGTATTATAGGATTTGTACATGGATATTCATTTTCAGGAATTCAACGTGATTTAGGATTATCAGTGGAATAATAACCAGTAGCAATTATCGTAGGCGCTGCCGTGATCGGTTTAGCGTCTTATTTATTGTTAAGTAAAGATAGGTAGAAAATATAGACTAGTAAACAAGCTGTTTTTGACTTTTAAACATAGAATATGATGAAGTTCTATTTTTATGAGGAGGTAATCAGATTCATGGGATGTAATGGTAATTTCAGACATTTTCGAGATTGTGATAGATTTTGGGATGATTTAATGTTCTGTAGACGCAGACGTAGGGATTTTGAAGATTGTCGTTGCAGACGTGATCGTGACTGCGATTGTGATGAATGTCGTCGCAGACGTAATCAGCATCATGACTGTGATCATGATAAGCGTCGAGATTGGTAAATTCCTTTGGAAGAGTGCTTTGAAGAAAAGCACTCTTTTTTTGTTCAAGAATTTTCTGGTCCTATTTGTTAAGGGATGATAAGGGGTAAGGGTAATGTGTGAGCATAAGTATCAAGTGTTAGGGAGTGAAACGCAAACATTCTTTGCTGATGGTGGGCAAGTAGCTATTGATGTATCTGCTACATTCTTTTATGAAAAGTGTCTTGATATTCAATATTGTGAGGAAAGAATTAATCCAGGAGTGATTGAAGTCAATGACTAGACATTACTTAATCAATACATTAGTTAATTGGCGTGAGAGTAATGAAAAATTCCATATGAATTATTCATTACAACATTTGAAGGATCATTTGCAACCGAGTGATGAAGAAGCTTTAGAAACATATCAAGAAGAACTCGTACCACTATTATCAATGGGTTATAACTGGTATGAATATAAACATCCGAGGTTACGTGAGTTATTAGGAGAATGGTAAGGAGTGAGGATAGATGAGTAAGGTTTCTAGATGTTGTTTAGTTTGTGACTATCAAATTAAAACGTATCATTCGCCAGAAGATGAATATCAAGAAGTAACTGTTTGTCCGAAATGTAATGGTGCTTTTGTAGATATGTTTAAGCTAGGGAAGTACAAACAATCTAACGAGAGTGTAGAACCCTTATTACAAATTGTACAATTAGGTATCAATGCTGTTCCTGTTGTACTGTACAAAGGTAAAGAGATAAAGGGAAGAGTAAGAGTTAGCTTTGATTGGAAGACAAACTACAATCGTAGATCAGGTACTTACATTCACATCGAACATGTAGAAGATACCGAGGAACGTATTAACACAAAGATCATACAGCACAATCATCCTATTGTGGAAGAAGAAATGGAACTGATATATGCGGACGGAAGAATATAAAACCAAACAACAGAAGCGTAAGTTCTATGACAGTGGTGAGTGGAAGAGTATACGAGAGCAAGTAAAGAAGCGTGACAACTATGAATGCCAGGAATGTAAACGTAATGGTCGAGTACAAACAGACACGAATGAATACAGTGAGAGTGCAAAGCGTAAGAAGATACAACTAGTTGTCCATCATATAAAAGAACTAGAACATCATCCAGAACTTGCATTAGAAATGGACAATCTCGAAACAGTCTGTGTGGATTGCCACAATAAAGAACACGGTAGAACATTCAAAAAGAAACCGAATAAATGGGAAAACGATGAAAAGTGGTAAAAATGGTTCGATAATAATACCCCCCCTTAAAAAAATTCATCAAAAATTGCTCTAAGGGGCACCGGAGGAGGGGGTTAACTGTCAGGTTTTTTTCGATTTCACGCACGTAAGGGGGGTGGGTAGATGGCTGTTAGTATTGTGAGGTTAAAAGAACAGCTTATGAATAGTATTGATATTACAGATTTAGTCGAAGTTGAAAAGGTAGAAAGATATATTGATCTTGTAAAAGCATTTAGAAAAATAAATAAAACTATTAATAAAGAAGGCGAGTCCGTAACGATAAAAAACGGTTCTCAAGTTTTTGTTAAAGCCCACCCTCTTATAAGTGAGAGGAATAAAATTAACAGTTCATTAATTGCTTTGGGAAGAGATATAAAACTTTCCCCTAAAGTTGGTGCTTCTAATTCGGGTTACAGTCCAAGTGATTTAGTATGATTAGGCAAAAATATGTAGATGAATACATTGAACTTTATAGAAGTGGTAAAGTAAAGTTCAACAATGAAAGAGAACTGTTAATTGAATACCTGGAAAAATACGTTTTAAACAGAGACGACTTGTATTTTGATGATGAAATGATCGAGAAGTGTATCCGCTTTGGTAAAAAGTGGTACTTTCCATTACAATCATTTCAAAAATTCTTAATAGCATTCGTCTTTTTATTTTATAAGAAAAATAGCCGTGTATTTTATCGTAAATTCTTGTGGATGCTTGGCCGCGGCGGCGGTAAAAATGGTTTAATGACAGTTATTCTTCACTTTTTAATAAGCGAATTACATGGAATTCCTGAATATAACATTTCCGTTGTTGCAAACAGTGAAGAGCAAGCAAAAACAAGCCCAGATGAAATTCATAAATGTATTAAAAGAAATGAAGTTTTACAAAGAGCTTTTAAAACAACATTAACACAAACCATTTCGAAATCGACTGGAAGTGTAGTGAAGTTTAGAACATCAAACGGAGACACAAAAGATGGTCTTCGCGATGGCGCTGTAATGTTTGATGAAGTCCATCAATATGAAAGCAATAAAGATGTCCGTGTTCACATCAGTGGTTTGGGAAAAAAGAAAAATCCGCGTGAGTTTTACATTGGTACAGATGGATATGTAAGAGATGGATTCTTAGATAAATTAAAAGAAAAGGCAATGAAAGTTTTAAAGGGTGAAGCCCGTCCGAATGCGCTGTTCCCTTTTATCTGTAAATTAAATGATGAAAAAGAAGTTGATGAAATCGATAATTGGGAAATGGCGAATCCAATGTTATCTCAGCCGTTAAGTGAGTATGCTGAAGGCTTACTTGAAACAATAAAAGAGGAGTATGAGGATTTAGAGGACGATCCAAGTAACCGAGAAGAGTTCATGACAAAGCGAATGAACTTACCTGTTACAAATTTAGAACGGTCCGTTGCAAAATGGTCAGAAATTCTTGCTACAAATCGTCCTTTTCCTGATTTATATGCTCAAGAATGCATAGGGGCGTTAGACTTTGCAAGTATTCGGGACTTTGCAGCATGTGGTCTTTTATTTAGACAAAATGGGGAATACATTTTTAAAACTCATTCCTTCGTACGAAAAGAATTTGTTGATATCTATTACGGATATTCTAAAAAAGCAGGCGAGTTCAAGAAACAAAAATTCGCTCCAATTAAAGAGTGGGAAGAGCAAGGGTTACTAACAGTTGTTGATGAACCGACTATTAATCCTCAACGCATTGTTGATTGGTTTGTAGAAATGCGAGAACAATATGGGATTAAAAAAATTATAGCTGATAACTTCCGTATGGAAGCAATAAGACCACTATTAGTAGCAGAAGGATTTGAAATAGAAGTTATACGAAACCCAAAAGCAATTCATAGTTTGTTAGCTCCACGTATTGAAATGGCATTTGCGAATAAACAAATTGTTTTTGATGATAATCCGCTAATGCGTTGGTATACACAAAATGTATTGGTTGTTATCAAAGCTGATGGAAATAAAATATATGAAAAGAAAGAGCCGGTTCGTAGAAAAACAGATGGGTTTCAGTGTTTTGTTCATGCTCTTTATCGGGCGGATGAGATACAAGAAGCTACTGATTTTGTTATAGGCAATATTAAATTCTAATAAAGGGGGTGATAACCATTGGGTGGTTAGGTTCAGTATTTAAAAGAAATAAAGAACTAGAATTCATGTTGGATCTGGACATAATAACTGATACAGCAAACAGGCTTCATATGAAACGATTGGCAATTGATACATGCGTTTCATTTTTAGGAAGGACGATTAGTCAATCTGAATTTAGAATAAGAAATGGTAAAGCATTTAAGAAGAATGAGCTTTATTATCGATTAAACGTAAGACCAAACAAGAATATGACCGCAAGTACCTTTTGGGAACGGTTTATTCGAAAACTTATTTATGATAATGAGTGTTTAGTTATACAAGCAGATGATGGTGATTTACTTATTGCAGATGGATTTCAACATAGTGAGTACGCTGTGTTTGAAGATACTTTTACGGATGTAAGGGTAAAAGATTATACGTTTAAGAGAAGTTTTAAGCAAAGCGAAGTTATTCATTTGAAGTATCGGAATGATAAATTAACCCCACTTATTGATGGATTATTTGCAGATTATGGGGATTTGTTCGGCAGAATATTAAACTCTCAAAAACGTAAAAATCAAGTTCGTGGAACAGTTGATATGGATATGATTGGTGCTAAAACTGAGGAACAAATAGCAAAGTTACAAGAGTTTATAGACAACATGTATAAGTCAATTGGTTCGAAAGATATAGCTATTGTTCCACAGCAAAAAGGTATTAATTATAACGAGATATACAATGGTGTTGCAAATGGCCCAAGTGTGGAAGAAATCAATAAAGTAACAAATGGTTTCTTAAATCAAGTAGCTATGGCAATCGGTATTCCTATAGCTTTGATATATGGAGAAATGGCTGATGTAGAAAAGCAAACGAAAAATTATATGCTTTTCACAGTACGACCATTATTAAAAAAACTATCTGATGAAGCGAACGTTAAATTCTTTGAAATGAGTGAATATCTTTTGGGACAAAAAATTGAGGTTAAAGCTGTTTCCTACCAAAGTATATTTGATCTTGCGACAAGTATTGATAAGCTCATTTCTTCAAGTGCATTTACAGGAAATGAAATTCGTTCAGAAGTAGATTATGAAGAGTCAGATGATCCAAACCTAAATGTCCATCATATTACGAAGAACTATACAAAATTAAATGAATCTGAAGGGGGTGAGAAATGATGGAACATGTGAATATGAGTAAGCTTTTGAATTTAAAACGAGACATTCGTTTTGAAGCTAAAGGTGAAAATGAATACAAATTAACTGTTTATGGATCAATTGGTGGGTGGTTTAGTGAAAATAATGCTGAAGCAGTAAGAAGAAAAATTCAAGATGTTAAAGCAGAAAAAATTCACGTTCATATTAATTCGGGTGGAGGTTCCGCATTCGATGGTGTAGCAATTTGTAATCAATTAAAGCAGCATAGTGCAGAAATTATAGTTCATATTGATGGTTGGGCAGCTAGTGCCGCATCTGTAATTGCAATGGCAGGAGACAGAATTATTATGCCTAGTAATACTATGATGATGATTCACCAAGCAAGTACCTTTGAATATGGAAACGCAGATCTTTTTGAAAAAACAGCAAGAGATTTACGAAAGATTGATTCAGCTTTAGCAGGATCTTATAAGAAACGTTTTGTTGGAACAGATGAAGAATTAAAACAACTTTTAAAAGATGAAACTTGGCTAACAGCAGAGGAAGCAGTAGCTCTTGGTTTAGCTGATGAAATTGCAGATGAAATTGAAATTGATGATACGCAAGAGGATGAAGAGGAGGAAGTTGTAGAAAATTTAAAAGAAAGTTTAGTAGCTAAGTATACGAAACAACAAAATAATCAAAATCCAAAAGAGCTTATTCAAGAGCCTGTTCATACAAAACAGAATTTGAGTACGCTCTTTTTAACATTAGGAGGAAAATAAAATATGGTTATCAAGTTTAATAATTTTGAAGAAAAGAAACTAGCATTTGCAAAAGCTACACAGGAAGGTACAGCAGAAGAGCAATCAGTAGCATTGAACTCCATGATTGAAGCACTTGCTACAGATGTAAGAACAGATATTTTAAATCAAGTGAATGAATCAATGGTAGATCGTTCTATTATGCAATCTCGCGGTGCTAATGTATTAACAAGTGAAGAAATGAAGTTCTTTAATGCAGTTGTGGAAGAAGGCGGCTTTAAGTCTACTGAAACTTTACCTAAGACAACCCAAGAACGTATTTTTGATGATTTAGTTGAAGATCATCCTTTCCTAAAACATATCGGTCTTGAAAATCTGGGTGCAGTAACAGAATTTATTTATGGAGATCCAGAAGGCGCAGCGGTATGGGGACCATTATTTGATGGTATTAAAGGTCAATTAAATGCTACATTCCGTAAAGATAGCATTTCCCAACTTAAATTGACGGCATTTATTCCATTAGCAAATGACATGTTGAAACTTGGGCCTGTATGGGTAGAACGTTATGTTCGTACAATGATTACAGAAGCGATGAAAGTAGGTTTAGAACGTGGATTTGTAGCTGGTACAGGTAAAAATGAACCTATTGGGTTATTAAAAGATCCAAGTGGAAGTGTTGTGAATGGAGTATATCCAGATAAAAAGCCAGTAGGCACTTTAACGTTCGAGCCAGGCCGCAAAACAATCAATGAATTAAAAGGTGTTGTTAAACTACTAGCTAAAAAGTTAAATGCTGATGGTTCAGACGCAGATCGACCAAAAAATATTGCTGGTAAAGTAGTTATGGTAACTAATCCGTTTGATACTTTTGATATTCAAGCAAACGCGACAATTCAAAATGCGGCTGGAGTATATGTAACTAGTTTGCCATTTAATCCAATTCTTACAGAGTCAGTGTTTGTACCTCAAGGAAAAGTATTATTCTTTGTTAAAGGTCAATATGTTGCAGCAATGGGTGGAACAGAGCCAATCAAGAAGTATGAAGAAACATTAGCTTTAGAAGATGCAACTGTTTATATTGCTAAACAATATGCTACAGGTAAACCGAAGGATAAATACACTTCACAAGTTTACACATTAAAGCTTGAAGAAGTAACACCACCGACTGAAGGGTGATGTAAATGGAAACAGTAGTTTCAGACGAAATAATACAGCAGTTCAAAGATAGGATGCACTTGGGTGATGATGAAGACGATAACCTAAAGCGCATCCTTTTTGCATCCAATGAAGCTTTATTAAAAGTATGTGGATTGTATGACATAAACAAAGATGAGACGTTCAAAGAATTAGTTTTTGAACGTTCTCGTTATGCTTATAATGATGCACTTGAGTATTTTACTAAAAACTTTTTAACCGAAATTAATAGTTTTGGTATTGCAAAAGCATTAGAAGAAATCAAATTGGACGGTGAGTAATATGCGTCCTTTTCAGTATAAAAAACCACTGAATACAGGTGACTTTAGAAATCGAATTCGCATTGAACAACCTGAAATAATAAAAGATGAATTGAATCAAGCAATTGAAACAGGTAATTGGGAAGAAGTTAAAAGTGCATGGGCAATGATAAAAACGGTGAAAGGGTCTGAGTATATTGAAGCTTCAGCTTCACAGTCTACACGAATTTATCGGTTTGTAATTCCTTATACAACAGGTATTACAGAATTAATGCGAATTAATATGAAGAATCGTATCTTTGACATTATCGAACCGCCAATGAATGATGATGAAATGTATCAAACATTGACTATTATCGCAAAGGAGCATGTTTAATATGAGTAATTTTGCGAGTGATCTTGCAAGAGAATTGCAAAGGTATGCAAATGTTGTGGAAGAAGAATTAACAAATGCACAAGAAGATGTAGCTGATATTGCTGTAAACAAGTTAAGACAAAATAGCCCTAAAAAAACAGGTGGTTATCGTAAAGGTTGGCGTAAGAAAAAAGTAGATAAAGCCGTTGTTATCCATAATACAAAAGGGCAATTAACGCATCTTTTAGAAAATGGCCATGCGAAAGCTAGTGGTGGCCGAGTACCGGAGAAAGTGCATATTCGTCCCGTTGAAGAGTATGTAATTGATGAATTGCCAAAACGTATTGAAAGGGCAATTGAATCATGACATTAACATTAGGAGAATTTATAAAAATTCTTGAAGCTACAGGCTATCCTGTGGCTTATTCGCATTTCATAGCAACACCAGGTAATCCAGTTCCGGCGCCACCGTATATCTGTTTTCTTGTGGATGGGTCAGCAAATTTAATGGCTGATAACAAGGTGTATCACAAGATAAATGATGTAAATATAGAGCTTTATACAACTAAGAAAGATGTAGTTGCGGAAGCCAAGCTAGAACAAGTTCTAGATGATCACGAGATTCCTTATGACTCGTATGGGACTTTTATTGAATCAGAAAATATGTATCAAAAATTTTATGAAACGAGGTTGATATAAATGAATGAAAATAAAGTAGCATTTGGTTTAAAGAATGTCCATTATGCGCTTTTCGATATTAAAGATGGTGTAGTTACATTTAATACACCAATTCCATTACCTGGTGCGGTTGAATTAACGTTTGATCCACGAGGGGATTTAATTGAATTCTACGCTGATGACATGCTTTATTACGCTGCAAGTAATAACCAAGGGTATGATGGAACGCTTTCTATTGCGACTATTCCGGAACAATTTGCAATTGATGCACTAGGAGAGGAATTAGACGAAGAAGATGGTGTGTTAAATGAGTTAGCGGATGCTAAAGGAAAATCATTTGCATTATTATTTGAATTTGATGGCGATGTACGAGCAACTCGACACGTTATGTTTAACTGTTCTGCAAGTCGTCCAACACTTGCATCTAAAACGAAAACAAATTCAGCGGAGCCAAATACAAATGAACTTAAATTTGTATCCAGCCCTATTGATATTAATGGAAAACGTATGGTTAAAACGAAAACTACTACTAAATCAAAAACAGATATTTATAATAATTGGTACAAAAAAGTGTATACAAAAGTACCTGCATTACCAAAAGGAGCGTAAGTAGATGGAAAAGACAATTACAATAGACGGAAAACAGGTCAAATTAAAAGCTAATGCAGCATCAGCCAAGCGATATAAGGCGCAATTTAGACGGGATTTATTTGCCGATATGTTTAAATTAGGAGCTATAGGTACATTCGCTTCGCAAGATGCAACAGAAGGCACTATTGATTTTTCTAACTTAGATTTCGATAAAGTAGATTTTGAAGTTTGTTACGATTTAGTTTGGTTATACGCTAAAACAGCTGATCCTGAAATTCCAGACCCGATGACTTGGTTAGAAGGGTTTGATGAGTTTCCTATTTACGATATAATGCCGGAAATTAATGAGATGGTTCAAAAAACAATGGGAGCAAAAAAAAAGTAAAGAAAATTAATGAAGAGCAAGGGACTTTCAGTGATGAAGAATTAAGCACTGAATTGTTCCTTGCTCTTTGCTATGAAGCAAAGCTTACATATTGGGACTTAGAAGTGATGACGATTGGTGATTGTTTTGATTATATCGCTGAGTATGCTGAAATGAAAAATCCAGGAAAAGAAAAAGTTCGAAAAGCAACTCAAGAAGACTTTAATGCTTTCTAAGAAAAAGGGGTGAGATAATGGCAGGAGGGAAAATTAAAGGAATTACGATTGAAATTGGAGGGAATACGCAGCCGTTACAAAATGCCTTAAAAGACGTGAATAAGCAAAGTGATTCTTTGACTAAAGAGTTAAAAGATGTTGAACGTTTATTAAAGTTTGATCCCAGTAACGTTGAGGCACTTGCTCAAAAGCAACAGTTGCTTACACAACAAATTGAAAAAACTACACAAAAGCTCGATAAATTAAAAGAAGCGGAGCAACAGGTTCAAGAGCAATTTCAAAATGGGAAAATCTCAGAAGAGCAGTATCGCGCATTTAGGCGTGAAATTGAATTTACACAAGGGTCACTTGATGGTCTGAAAAACAAGCTCGGTAATATGAAAGCCGAACAAGAAAATGTGGCAAGTTCAACACGACAATTAGAAACTTTATTTAGTGCTACAGGAAAAAGTGTTGATGATTTTGCGAGCGCATTAGGTAATCGTCTTGTAAATGCAATTAAAAGTGGATCGGCTACAAGTCGACAGTTAGAACAAGCAATTGGTCTTATTGGTCGTGAAGCTTTAGGAACTGAAGCTGATATTGAAAAATTACAACGTGCCCTCCGATCTGTGGATGCCGGAAACTCTATTCAACAAGTACAAAATGAGTTAAGAGACTTACAACAAGAAGCTGGCAGAACCGAGAAGAAGTTTGAAGGTCTAAAAGTAGGATTAGAGAATGTTATCGGTGGATTAGCAGCTGGTGGTGGAATTGCGACAGCTGTTGAAAAAGCACTTGATATTTCAAAATTGAAAACCAAAATTGATATATCTTTTGATGTCCCTGAATCCTCGAAAAAATCAGTAGAAGAAGCAATAAGAGGGGTAACAGCTTATGGAGTGGATGCTGAAGAATCACTTGCTGGTGTACGTAGGCAATGGGCTTTAAATAAAGATATTAGTGATGAAGCGAATGCATCTATCGTTAAAGGTGCAGCAACAATCGCGCAATCCTATGAAGGTATAGATTTTACAGAGTTGATTCAAGAAACCTATGAAATAGGAAATGAATTAGGAATAACGCAAGATAGTGCTCTTGGCATGGTTGATGCTTTGTTAAAAATGGGATTTCCGCCAGAACAGTTAGACATCATTGCTGAATATGGTAGCCAGCTAACCCGTGCAGGCTTTAAAGCTGAGGAAGTCCAAGCGATTATGGAAGCTGGTGTTGAAACTGGTAGTTGGAATATTGATAATCTTTTAGACGGACTGAAAGAAGGGAGGATTCAATTAACTGAATTCGCACAAGGAGCTGATAAGGCTTTAAAAGAAGCGCTTGACGGTTCTGGTATTGCGACTGAACAAATAGAAAAATGGGGAGCATCTGTCGCTAAAGGCGGAAGAGATGGCGCAGCAGCGATGGTAGAAGTAGCTAAAGCTATTGACGGAATAGAAGACCCAGTTAAGAAAAATCAGGTTGGGGTCAAAGTTCTAGCCACTATGTTTGAAGATCAAGGTCAAAATTTAACAAACACTTTAATTGAAGCTTCTAAGAAAACAAAAGATCTTCAACAAAACCAAGACAACTTAAATGAATCTGTTAAAAAATTAGATGCAAATCCAGCAGTAAAGTTCCAAAAAGCGATGGGCGATTTACAAATGGCTCTTGAACCTATACTAGGAGTAATTGCTGATGTTGTTGCTAGTATTGCTGATTGGATTTCTAATAATCCAGAATTAGCAGCGACCTTAGCAGCAGTTGCAACGGCTATT